CTCGGCTTTGCGCCAGCTTGAGCTTCTGATTGACCGGCAGGATGTCGACGGCATCATGACCCTACTGGGTATAGACCCGTCGGCATTTATCGGCATCACCGATTCGCTGCGCTCTGACTACCAATTGGCAGGCCGCATGGCCGCTGAGATTCTGACGCCAGTCCCTGTACCGGGAATTGGCGCGGTCGCGTTCCGGTTTGACATGGCCGCACCTGCCGCTACCACGTGGATTGCCACGACATCATCTAAGTTGGTGGTTGAGATTATCGACGACCAACGAACGCTAATCAGAGAGCATCTATCCCGCACAACCGCTGCTGGCATCAATCCAAAGCAAGCCGCTGTTCAGCTTGTGGGTGCCATTGACCGCACAACCGGCAAACGCACTGGGGGCATCGTCGGCCTGACATCGCAGCAAGCAGGGTGGATGTCAAAAGCGGAACAGGAGCTGATCAATCTCGACCCAAATTATTTTACCCGCAAGCTCCGAGATAAGCGGTTTGATTCCACCGTCCGTCGAGCCATTGCCGATGAAAAACCCATGACGAAAAAACAAATCAGCGGAATCATGCGCTCACTGGAAAACCGTACTCTGAAATACCGTGGCGACAACATTGCGCGAACCGAAGCAATTAATGGCCTGCGGGCTGGGCAGGCCGAATCCATCAGGCAGGCCATGATTAAAGGCGAACTTGAGCCTCAGGACGTCACGAAAGAGTGGGATGCCACTGGCGATGAAGACACGCGCCCAGACCATGAAGCCGCAAATGGCCAGCGCCAGTTGCTGCAAAACCCTTTTGAGATAAGAGGGGCTCGCATGATGTACCCCGGTGATTCGTCGCTGGGAGCGCCGGGCAACCAGACTATTAAATGCCGATGCCGCGCAGATTACCGCGTTGATTTTGTAGGTCGCGCGGTGAGACTGGAGGGCTGGCGATGAGTGGGACGCCGGAAGAGTTTCAGGCCGACATTGATTCATTTATCCAGCGCAGTGAACGCCTGATGACTGCCGTTGTGCAAAAATCAGCAGAAGAAACGGCTCGAATTGCCCAGAAGCCCAAGGCTCGTGGTGGTCGCATGCCGGTCGATACCGGGTTTCTGCGCAACTCGCTGACCGCTCACATTGGCGCGATTCCGTCAGGTCGTGATGTGGCGCCTGAGGGCTATCAGCAAACAAGCTGGGCCAGCAATGCGGTGATACTGACAATCAACAATATGGAATTGGGCGACACTATTTATCTTGGCTGGACTGCCCACTACGCACTCCACCAGGAAAACAAAAACAGCTTCATGCGGACGGCGGCGCAGCAATGGCGACAGACCGTTGATATGGTCGTTCGTGACGCACGAGAGAGGTTCGGATAATGCCAACCAGTTCAGAGATAAAGCGGGCGATTTACACGCAAGCGAAAGCATTTGCCGATGGATTGGGCCTGCAATTGTCCTACCCTGGCCAACCATTCACGCCGCCAGATTCTGGCCAGTGGCTTGAGTTGATGTACGCGCCAAACGACTACGACCCGTACCTGTCAGAGCAGCAAGACATAAAGCGCGGGCTGTTTATCATCAACTGTTGCGCCCGTGTCGGGCCAAGCGCCGCATTTGACATGGCCACCACTGCCGATGCTGTGAAGGCGAATTGGCCGAAACGCACACCGATAGTCAGCGACTTGCGAACCAGTAAGACGCCATATGAATCAACTATGATTGACTACCCCGACAGGGTTAAAATACCCGTAACAATCGAATACGAGGAATGACAAATGCCATCAAATATCGGCACTGAAGTTTATATCTCCGCAGCACTGCCAGCTACTGACGACCAAGCAGGCTATGAAGCTCTGACGTGGACGGAGATTGGCGGTGTCCTGACGTTCGGCGAAGTCGGCGCGACTACCTCGGAAGTGTCCTACGACCTGCTGAAAGACGGTCTGACAATCACCGAAAAAGGCCCAACTCAATACGGCAAACCGGTTCTGACATACGTCAAGCGCTCCGGTGATACCGGCCAGGCTGCTGTAGTCGCTGCTGCCGAGGCATCAAATAACTCTGACGTCGCATTTAAGGTCGTCCGTCCTGATACTGAGGTCGGGTATTTTCAGGCCAACGTAATGGGTGACAAGTACTCGGAGGCCAACCCGACCAGTACGCGTAGCAAAACCCACAACGTAGCAATCAACAGCAAGCCGGTGGTGGTGTAATGGACTTATCGCAGCTTGCAACTCCTGATGAGTGGATTGTCCCAGAGCACCCAGAGCATGGTGATGTTGGCATCAAGTTTCGTGTTCGGCAGCCCGGTACTCCTGCGCACTCGGCAACAAAAACCGCTTCAATGCGTGAGCTGATCGAATCTAAATCCACCGTTGATTTAGCCGTAACTGAGTGCGAAGCGCTGATTACCGGGTGGTCAGGCGTAACCCTTGACGGCAACGAGCTGGAGTTTTCAGCGGAGTCCGCCGCAGAGGTTTTGCGAAACCCTGGCATGACCTGGATGCAGCCTTGTTTTTTTGAGTATCTGTCGAAAAAAAAGCACTACATGAAACGGCTGTCCGAAGATTTGCAACGTATGCGGGATGTCAGGGATACCTTGCAGCAATCCCAGACGGCGGAACCCGACCCAGGCGAGAAATAACGAATCTTCGTGCTGATGACGCTGGGCCGCTGCGACACCTTAACCAGTATGTCGGGCAGCTTCTGGCAGGTGGCGCGCAGGCTGTTTCGTGGCAGGAGCTGCGAGCATGGATGCTTGCCACGAACACCCACCTTGCACCGCATGAGTGCGAGGCTCTGATAGCTGGCACAGCAGCATGGATTAGCGAAAACCGGCGCGGAACAAAGCCTGATGCCGCACCAACTGACGAACAACTAGAGGCATTTTATGACTGATCTTGCGCGCCTTGGCTTCAGGATTGATTCCAGCCAAGTGGCTGCCGCCCGTGACGAACTCCGAGAAATGGGCGCTGCTGCTGGTCGTGCCGGTAAAGCTGTTGCCACCGCTGCTGCCGTTGCCGGTACTGGTGTCGTTGCTCTGGTTCGTTCGGTTGCCGATGCCGAACGCGAAATTGTCAACATGGCGCGGGTCGCCAAAGCAGGCCGAAATGAAATTGTTGGCTACGCGTTCGCCACCAAATCAGTTGGCGTTGAAATGGACGCATTCGCCGATATTTCAAAAGACGTACAGGACAAACTTGGCGATTTCATTGCCAATGAAGGCGGCGAGTTCGCGGACTTCTTCGAGAATATCGCACCCCAGGTCGGCCTGACCGCCGAACAACTTCAAGAGCTATCCGGCCCTGAAGTTCTGTTTGCCGTAAAGGACGCGCTCGACCAGACCAATACATCAATGGCTGAACAGGTGTTTTACCTAGAGGCTTTGGGTAGTGATGCCTCTCTGTTAATGCCGCTGCTGAAAGACAACGGAAAGGCAATGCGCGACCAGGCTGACGAGGCTTTTCGTCTTGGTCTCGCTCTCAGTGACATCGACTCGCAAAAGCTGCTCGATGCTGGAGCGGCATCCAAGCGCGTTGACACTGTAATATCAGGATTGACAAAACGCCTGGCTGTCGAGCTGGCCCCTGCCGTGACTGCCGTCAGTACTCAATTCGCCGATCTGTTCGCCAGTGGTGCCGCCGAGACGTATTTTGACGGGTATTCAGCCCAGTTCGCCGGGTTCCTGTCTGACATCGAATTTACTGCTGACATGTTCGCGCGGGAAATTGGCGGCATGTCACACAGCTCTGTCGAGTCGATCAATTTTATCGTCGATGCGTTTGAAAAAATGCCATCGAACATCAGGGCAGCAGTGCAGATTGCCACGGTCGAAGCGGCATCATTTGTAGACCGGGAAATTGCGCAATTCACCAGTTTTGTTGATGCCCTGAATCCGTTTGCCGATGACGTTGAAGATATTGCCACAAAGCTGGAGCGCATCGAGTCAGTCCGGGTTACGTCACTATCTAGCATCCTTGCGGAAAATGAGGCGGCAACCGACTCTTTCGACGAGCAAAAAGAAAAAGCGGTCTCGCTTTATGATCAATACGTCCTTATGCGTCAAGAGCGAGAGGCGGCAATGGCCGCTATCGAGCCGACGGAATCAGGCAGCGGTGGTGTAGCGCCGACAACCCCAGACCAAGCGGCTATCGACGCAGCAAAGGCAGCGCAAGAAGAGTACCAGCAAATACTGTCAGACGACGTGACAGCGGCTTTTGATGCAAACGAGCAGACCGCACAGGCATTCGCCGAACGACTCCAGCGCCTCCAGGAGTTGCGCGAAGAGGACTTAATTAGTAATGATCAATGGCTAGCAGGCAAAGAAGCCGCAGAAGCCCGCTATTCGTCCGCTATCGCACTGATCGAAGAAGACCTGAACCAGAAACGCCTCGAAGCCAATCAGACCCAAGTCCAGACCACTGCCGATATATTCGGTCAGCTTGCCCAGATTGCACAAGCAGGCGGCGCAAAGCAATTCAATCTCTGGAAGCGCATGGCGCAGGCTCAGGCGGCTGTATCTGCCGCGCTGGCCGTATCAAATGCGCTAGCGTCAGCACCACCCCCATTAAACTTCATCGCCGCAGGTGTAACCGGTGCCGCCGCCGCTGTCCAGATTGCCCAGATTGAGCAGCAACAGTTTCAAGGCAGCTACGAAGGCGGCGGCTTCACGGGATACGGGTCACGCTCTGGCGGTATTGATGGGCGCGGAGGGTTTGCAGCAGTCTTGCATAAAAATGAATCCGTGATAGACCACAACGAAGACAACTCAAAGTTATTTGGCCAGCCGAAGCTTGAGACTGTCATCAATAATAACGCCCCCGGCGTGCGAATCGAAGCGCAGCAGATTGGAGCAAAGCAGGTAATTGACGTAGTGGCTGCTGACATAGCAAGCGGCGGCAGCACATGGGGAGCACTGGCCTCTGCTGGCGGACTACGGAGGCGCGGGCGATGACGCACGCTTGGTTTGATGACACGGTAACCCCGACTATCGACTAC